GATAACGCTCCAGATGATATTATCAAAGTCTATGCTGGAGTTGACTGGGGGTATGAACACTACGGGTCCATCGTTGTTGTTGGAGAAACGTCTGTCGGCTCTATCTACTTACTTGAGGAGCATGCGCATCAACATGAAGAGATTGATTTCTGGGTAGATGTTGCTAAAGACATAAAAAGACGTTATGGGAACATCACGTTTTGGGCTGATAGCGCACGACCTGAACACGTAGCCAGATTTCAGAGGGAACAAATCAAGACATTCAACGCAAATAAAGCGGTCTTGTCAGGAATTGAAGAAGTCGCTAAGTTCATGAAAGCTGGGCGCTTTTTTGTTGTATCAGATAAAGTAAGCCGTTTTAAAGACGAGGTTTACCAGTATATCTGGAACGAGAAAACGGGCGAACCAATCAAGGAAAACGACGACGTACTGGATGCACTACGCTATGCGATTTATTCACAACATTCACAACCAAAAGCAACCGTCAAGAGAAAATCTCTTTATGGTTTGTAGAAAGGGAGAACATGTATAAATACTTAACCTATCCACGGGATGGATACGATGAAACAGATCTAAAGGCTGAATTGATTTACAAGTTGATCCGCAAACACGCAAATGAGCGAGAGGATTTAAGAAAATTAAAGCGTTACTACATCGGAGAACATTCTATTCTCAAACATGAGAGGCGCAATCCGAACGCTCCAAATTTTAAAACGGTAGCCAATCATGCGAAAGATATAGCAGACACGGCCACAGGTTACTTCCTAGGTAGTCCGATTACCTATAATAACACAGGCGAGAGCGGCCTTGAGCCGTTGTTGGTTGCATTCGATAATGCTGAAGTTGACCAAGTGGACACGCAGAACGCTCTTAACATGGCTATCTACGGCCGTGCTTACGAGTATATCTATGTCAAGGAAGGTTTGAATGAGCTTGACTCAGCTAGTCTTGATGTCGAGGATACCTTTATAGTCTATGATGATAGTATTGAACGCAGACCCTTGTTTGCGGTCTACTACTACGAGGTCAAGGACGACACAAAAGACACGAAGACATACCAAGCAGAGGTTTTTACACAGAACTTGCATTACCACATTGTTTTGCATGATTCGTCAGGTTCGTATGTGAAAAAACTTGATGTTGAGCCACACCACCTTGGTCAAATCCCAATCATCGAGTACAAGAATAATAATTTTGCGATTGGCGATTATGAACAACAGATTAGCTTGATTGATGCTTATAATTCTTTGATGGGTAACCGTGTAAATGACAAAGAACAAGCGATTGAGTCTATCCTTGTCCTGTATGGAGCACAGTTAGGAGACACGCCCGAAGAAACCCACAAAGCTATGTCTATCCTTAATGAAGAAGGGCTTTTAGAACTTCCAATGGATTCTAAGGCTGACTTCTTGAAGAACTTGTTGGATGAGGGCGCTACTGAAATCTTACGTAAAGCCTTGAAAGAGGATATTTACACTTTTAGCCACGTACCGAACCTAACGGACGAAAAGTTCGCTGGGAACAGTTCAGGCGTAGCCATGGAGTATAAGTTGCTCGGACTTGAAATGATTACTAAAGTCAAAGAGTCCAACTATAAACGTGGGCTTAGGCAGCGTATCAGTATCTTCGCTAAGTACTTAGGTCTACAACAGATTGCGCTTGACGCAAATTCGATAGTACCTCAGTTCAGTCGTGGATTGCCTAAGAATTTACTTGAATTGTCACAGGTTATTAATAACCTTGATGGAAAAGTTACGCTCAGACAACTAATTTCACTCTTACCATTCGTTGAGGATCCTGACGCTGAGATTGAGGCTTTAAGCGAAGAAAAACAGGATAACGCTGGGAACCCTGACTTATTCTTTAACAAAGTTAATACTAAGCCAGAGGAAGAGGTAGCAGATGAACAACAAGGACTACTGGACCAAGAGGAAGGCTAATCTTATCTATGAGCAAATGGATAAGGCAGAAAAGCAAGCGGATAAGTTTGACAAGGTCTACGAAGAAGCCAAGGTTTACCTTGACAAAGAAATAAATAAAATCTTTGATAAGTTCCAGCGTGATTACGGTTTAAGCGAGAATGTTGCTCGTCAGGTCTTAAAGACCATGAAGGACAAAAAAGACCTTGTCAATCTACGCAGAATGCTCGAAGCTAGACCGAACGACCCAAACCTCCAACGGTTGCTGGCAGATTTAGACAGTCCAGCTTATACCTATCGTATGAAGCGGTTAGAGCGCTTAAGTGCAGACTTGGATTTGATGCGTAGTTCTATCTATCTTTCTGAAAAACAAGGATCAGATGGCTTTTATAGCGACTTGATGAAGGATAGTTACTACAAAGCTACCTTTGACTTGCAACAACAGACGGGACTTGCTTACCACTTTTCTGGCTTACCTGAAACAGAAATCAAACGTCTACAAGGGCTAAAGTGGACAGGAGAGGCCTATTCAGATAGGATATGGTCAAACACTGGGGCGCTTGCTTCAAGCGTGAAAGACGAGCTTTTAGTAAGCCTTATGACTGGACGAAGCGTAAGAGATACATCTCAAGCAATTGCTGAACGTTTTGAGGTCGGCAAAGGCAAAGCAAGACGTTTGGTGCGGACTGAGTCAGCGTTTTTCCACAACCAAATGGAATTGCTCAGTTATGAAGATGCTGAGATTACGAAGTACAAATTCGTAGCCGTGCTAGATAAACGGACATCACATATTTGTCAACAACACGACAACAAGGTTTATAACACAGCCGACGCCGTTCCTGGTGTCAATTATCCACCTTTACATCCGTGGTGTAGGTCTACGACTATCGCACACGATGATGATATCGACTACAGCAAGTTAGAGCGTAGGGCTAGAAATCCTGAAACAGGAAAGGTCGAGTACGTACCTGCTGATATGAGTTATAAAGAGTGGTATGACAAATACGTTGCAAAAGGCAGAGGAAAGAGTTATAATCAGGGTATGGAAAAGTTAGCCCCTCAGGTTTCTAGCGGTTCAATAAGCGCTGCTCGTGGAGACGTAGAGAAGCAAAAAAATGCCTTTGCAGTAAGATACTATAATCAGTTGAGAAATTCAGACAGAGAAGATGTTGTGAAAAAAATGATGAAGAGTAGTAATCTTCCTCATTCTACGGTATCGAAAGCATTAGAGCACATCCTAGATAACAAGTATTTATTGTGGGATTATGACGCCTTTGAAGAGAGGGAAATGAACTTTTATCCGCATTATGATATGGCTCGAAGTTTCCAAAGGTTATACACAGGCAAACCGAAAGAGAGCGATATAATAATGCTACAACACGAGAGTCTTGAGTCATACTACATGAACCATGAAAAAATGGATTATGATGAAGCTCATAAAAAAGCTAATATAAAATTTAATTACCAGGAGGCGATTAAAAATGGCAAAGATTGATAGACAGATTATTACTTTGAGCAAGATTGAAGACGACGCCACTATGCGACAATATTCTGCAGTGAGTGGAGAGTGTGAAGGTATTGCTACAGTGGATAAAAACACCTTAAATTACAGTTATACAGGCGACGATTTGGAAGAGTTTGCTTCGTTTGTAAAAGATACTTTAACTAAAAGCATCAAACTTGGCAAAAAATTGCCAGATAAGTTTTCACACGGTTTCGGGTAAAAAATAACCAATAATTACTTAAGCACCTAGAGAAATCTAAGTGCTTTTTTCGTGCTCAGAAAGGAGGAGCTGATGAATAAGTATAAAAAGTTGATAGAATTGATTGAAAATAACGGTCTTGAGATACAATCTAAGAAATGTTATGATCCACAGAGTGCTTGGCATGGTGAGGAATTATGGATTGTTGATAAAGAAAACGGAACTGAAATTTTTGATCTATCTATAAATGGATATTGCTTCAATGATACCTCTATTGATAAAGCAATTGATGAACTTAACAGTTATTTATCTCTTAAAAACATGAATACTTTTGATGCTTTCAAAGAATGGGTAGAAAAGAATGCTAAGTCTCAAGAAGATGCATAGAAAGGAGTAAAAACATGTTCATTTGGGGATGGGTATCAATCGCTTTCGGGTGGTTGGTATTTTTATTACTGGTATCTTTTATCTTTTTGTTTATGAAAAACTTAAACAAAGAGCTTAAAAATAGAAAGTAGGTGATCCGACATCTTGACTGGCAGGAATAGACTGCTGCTTAATATCGTTACTTAACCGTATCAGAATTGATGCGGCTTTTATATTGTCCGAGCATTGATGACAAAAAAAGCCATGGAATTATATAGTCGGGGACGACTTTAAAAATAGGAGGTTCGTAATGAACGAAGAAACACAAACAGTCGAAACGGTTGAAACTCAAGGGGTACCTGCAGAACCTACTATCGAAATCCAACCGCAAGACGAGAAGAAGTACACAGATGCAGAGGTTGATGCCATCATCGACAAGAAGTTTGCTAAGTGGAAATCAGAGCAAGAAGCCAAGGAAAACGAAGCTAAAAAACTTGCCAAGATGAACGCTGACGAGAAACAACAATATCAGTTAGATCAGCGTGAGCAAGAACTAGCTAACCGTGAACAGGTGCTTGCTCGTAAAGAATTGACCGCAGAAGCTAAGACAATGCTGAGTGAACGTGGCTTGCCAATTGAATTAGTGAACGTGATTGATTTGTCGAACGCAGAAACAGTGACCGATTCGGTTGCAAGTATTCAGAAATCGTGGGAAGAAGCAGTTCAGAAGGGAATTGCTGAGCGTACAAAAGGCGGAGCACCTATTAAGACTGCGCCACAACAATCAACAGAGCTTACCAAAGCTCAATTTTACAGAATGACCCATGCAGAAAAGGCGAACTTGAAACAGACAAACCCTGAACTGTATGATTCATTTTTGAATTAGAAAAAGGAGAATTTAAAAAATGACACAAACTAAAATTGCAAATCTTGTAAATCCTCAAGTTATGGGGGATATGGTAGCAGCTAAGTTACCTAAAAAACTACGTGTTGCACCATTCGCAACAATTGACCGTACTTTGGTTGGTGTACCTGGTAACACAATCACAGTACCATCTTACACATACATTGGCGATGCTGAAGACGTAAACGAAGGAGTAGAAGCTGGAGTAGTTACTCTTGGCACTTCTACTAAGACTGCTACAATCAAAAAAGCAATGAAGGCAGTAGAATTGACCGACGAGGCCGTTCTTTCAGGTTACGGTGATCCAGTAGGCAATGCTGAGAACCAACTTGCACTTGCAGTTGCATCTAAAATCGACAACGATGCCTTGGATGCTCTTTTGGCAACAAACACACGTAAGTACGACTCTAAAACTAAAGCAATCAGCTATGACGTTATCGTGGACGCTATTGATTTGTTTGAAGAAGAAGTTAATACTGAAAAAGTAATGTTTGTCAACCCTAAACAAGTAACTACTTTGCGTAAGGATCCTAACTTCATCTCAGCTGATAAATATCCAGCTAACGTTGTTATGACTGGTGAGATTGGTACAATTGCAAACACTCGCATCGTGCCTACTAAGAAAGTAAAACTTGACACAACTAGCGCATTTTACACTTGCCCTATCATCAAGCTTACTCATGATGACGAAACTGAACAGGACACTGCAGCATTGACAGTTTACCTTAAACGTGACCCGAACGTTGAAGTAGACCGTAAGTCTTTGAAACGTACTACTGAAATCTCAATTGATGAGTTCTACACAGTGGCTGTTTCTGACGACTCTAAGGTAGTGCTTGCGGAAATTAAGAAATAATGAAAGTTAAAGCTATACAATCATTCAATGACTGGGAAGCTGGGATTAGACGACAAGAAAATGAAGTCTTTGAAATTACGGACGAGCGCTTTGAGGTGCTTGAAAATAATTTAAAGGTCAGCTTCAGCGTGTCTATTTCGGATGTCCTTGAAATCATTGAAGAAGAAACCGAAATACAAGGAGACGAGACGACTCCTTTAGATTAGGAGGTCTTATGGAACTTGAAAAACTAAAAACATTTACTGGCGAGAGCGACGAGACAGTCCTCTCGTCTTTGATTTTACGGGCTGAAAATATTATCTTATCTGAAACCAACCGTGACAAACTAACACCCGCCCTTGAGAGGTTGGTGCCTGAGATTGTTATCGAGCTCTACAATCGCTCAGGAAGCGAGGGGGAGCAATCTAGGAGTGAGGGTGGTATATCTGTTACCTACTCTGACAACGGGTTGTCTACGGGCGTTTTACAGCGTGTACGAATGCATAGGTTAGCAAGGGTGGCAGGTCATGTTTTTGAAAAAGAATAGACTGAAACCCTACCCTCTCAGACGGTTTGAAAAGGCTGTATCAGATGAGGGTGTTGTTAAAGAAGGATATGCGAGTAGTGTTGATGAAGTAATGCTTGAGTTGTGGCCAGCAACTAGTAAGCTACAATCTGAGATTTACGGTGACCGTGTTAATGATATCCTGAATGCGAATGCGAGCAAGGATGCAGACATTAATGTTAAAGATGGTGTTTGTATCGATAGCAAGACAGAGGTCACGCATCGGGTTATTTCAAAAAAAGTATACAGTCAACATCAAGTCTTGGAGGTAGAACGTGTCAGAGCTTCTAGGGGCAGATAGCCTCATAGTTAAATGCCGTAAATTGTACGGTGCAAAAGCGACCGATATTACTAGTCAAGCAGTCTTGCATGCATCTAAGACCATTGTCCAGGCAGATGCTAAACTAAGAGCACCAGCGAATGGGGGCGAGCTAAAAAATAGTATCAAAGCAAGGGTTAAAGTTGAGGGCGACCGAGTTTTTGGCGAGGTTTACACAAATCTACACTATGCTCCATATGTTGAGTTTGGAACAGGTCCCAAAGGACTAACTAATCATTCGGGTATATCGCCCGATGTGAACGTGTCTTATCGTTCCACCCCTTGGTACGTACATGAAGACCAGATTGACGTAGGACCTTACCATTTTCAAAAAATGGGAGAGTTCTACAAGATGTATGGTCAACCAGCGCAACCTTTCTTGTACCCCGCTTTAAAAGACAATCATGACCGCATATCGAGAAGTATTTCAAAATACGTTAGTAGAAAGATTAGAGAACAGATAAGATGATCAATATTAAGCCAGTTATTTTTAAAGAATTGCAGAAGGTCGCAGATAATGTGACCGACACTTATCCAAGCGATTGGGAGAACTTCCCAGTCGTTATTTTTTTGGAAGAACAAAACAAGCCAGGAGACTGGTTCGACGATAAAGAACAGAAAACATCAATCCGCTATAAGGTTGATATCTTTGATAATGATAGCACTAGCAACCTCGCAGTTAAAATCAATGAGATTTTCGCTTCATTAGGCCTGCGTAGGATTGAAAGTCAAGATATCCCTGACCCCTCTCATTTGAGGCATAAATTGATGAGATTTGAAGGTATTGTCGACCTTGACTCTGAACTTGTTTATCAATACAGAATGGAGAATTAATACATGTTAGCAAATGGAATCACGCTGTCTTATGGAACAGCTAAAGGAACTTACACCAAGCTTGCAGGCCTTAAAGAAGTACCTGAATTCGGTATTGAACCTGAAAAGGTTGAAAATACAACCCTTGAAGACAAGGTTAAAAAATACGAATTTGGTATTGGTGACGCTGGAGAACTTGAATACAAATTCGCTTATAAAAACGACGGGACAGATGCTCCTTATCGTGTTTTGCGTAACGCAGCAGACAATAAAACTAAACTCTTCTTTGAACAAACATACCCAGACAACACCAAGGTTAAATTTGAAGGACAGGTATCTGTCAAACTTGGCGGTGGTGGTGTGAACTCTGTAATTGAGTTTACTCTTAAAATCGCATTGCAATCTGAACTTGAATTCACAGACGGAATTGGAGGTTAATTAAATGGCTCTACCATATACGACATGGAAGGTCAGCGAGGACAAGGAGTTAAAACTCCGACTCACTTCCTTGCAAGGGACTAAAGTTGAAGAAAAAATTGGAGCAAACTTGCTCAAGGTATTCATGCCTGAAGAAGGTGAAACTTTCACATTGCCTCCTTTGAAGGTGATGCTGCTCTTAACTCATGGAGCACTTCAGAAATACGAACACGGTATTTCATTTGAAGATACATCTGACCTTTACGACGAGTATGTCGATAATGGTGGAGATCAAGCAGCGTTCATGGCAGATGTTATCTTGCCATTACTCCAGGTTTCGGGTTTTATGCCAAGGGAGAAAACAAGCAAGAAGAAAGCTCCCAAGAAAACCAAACTAGAAGTAGTCGAGTAGAACAGACTACGGTTAATTCTATAACTGAAATAGTTGAGAGGCTTTACCCTATGTTCTTAGACATCGGGGGAGAGCCTCTCGTTTTTTGGGATTTAACGGTTCTTGAAATCAGAGACCTGATTGAAAGTTACAACCGTGTTAGGATCCAAAAACAAAAAGACAAAATTATTGAGTCGTACAGGCTTTCGCAAATGATTGCTAATAATGTTTCTTTGTTACTCTCAAAAGATGCCAAACCGCTTGAGGTTTGGGACTATGCCCCTGAATTATTCCAGGAAGAGAGAGAACAAGTCGAAAAAGCGAGATTGGCTCAAGAGTTGAAATTGCACCAGGAACGTATGCGCATGTTTGCTGAAAGTCACAACAGGAAATTTAAGACGAAAGGAGAATAAATGGGAGTTACTCTTGATGAGCTCAAGGTAATGATTGATGCTGAAATTGCGCCTTTCAAAAATAAAATGAAAGAAGTAGAGAACAGGGTCAAAGATGCATCTGGCAAGGTGCAAGAGTCGACCAACAAAATCAAAACTCAGTCAGGATCCATGCTAGGCGTTTTTGGTAAATTAGCTAAATTCGCAGGGTTTGCTTATCTTGGTAAGAAGTTGCTTGACGTTGGCATGTATTCGACACAGATGGCTCTTGAGGTTACAGCTTCAATCAACCAAATTAAACGCCAAATGGGCGAGAGCTCGCAATCATTCTTAAAATGGGTTAACGATAACGCCAACGCTATGAACATGAGTGTAGGAGAGGCTACTAACTATGGTGCAGTCTACTCAAACTTGTTTTCTGGATTTATCAAAGATACTAACAAGCTAAGCGCCTATACTGCTAAAATGCTTCAGACATCGGCAGTTATTGCTGAGGGTTCAGGACGTAGCATTACCGACGTCATGGAGCGTATTCGCTCTGGTTTGCTCGGAAATACCGAAGCGATCGAGGACTTAGGTATTAACGTCAACGTGGCCATGATCCAGTCCACAGAAGCATTTAAACGTTTTGCAAATGGTCAAAGTTGGAACCAGTTAGACTACCAAACCCAACAACAGATTCGCCTTATGGCTATTTTGGAACAAGCCACTGCTAAATATGGCACGACCTTGTCACAGTCAGTAAACGGGCGCATTAGCTTGTTTAAATCGTTGCTGAAAGACTCAGCACTTAACATCGGGAATGCTTTTTTACCGATTATTAATGCTATCATGCCAATCTTGAACTCATTTGCTATGGTATTAAAAAATGTTACTGGTAAGTTAGCAGAGTTCATTGCCTTGCTATTTAACAAGAAAGCGAGCGTTAAAGATAGCGGTGTAGCGAGTGCAGCAAGTAGCGCTGGCGATGCTTTGAAAGACGCAGCAGGCGGGGCTGGTGACCTTGCAGATGCTATGGATGATGCAGACGATGCTTCAGGTGGTATTGCTGATAACTTAGACGACACTGCCAAGTCAGCTAAGAAAGCCGTTAAAGAGTTGCTAGGTTTAATGGGGTTTGACGAGATCAATCTCTTAAACAAAAAAGACGACCCTGACGACGGAGACGGAGCTGGCAAAGGTAGAGGTGGTGGCGGTGGTGGCAAAGGTAAGAAAGGAAAAGGAGGGGGCGGTGGCGCACCTTTCAAAGACATCTTACCAGAAGTCGCCCTTACCGACATGGATAATCAGTTCAAGAGCATTTTTGACGGTCTTGGTGATAAGTTAAAAGGTCTTTTTGACTATTTAGCGAAACTCTGGGATTTGTTTAAGAAAGGTTTTGCACTATCGTTTAGATGGGACAGTCTTGAAAGACTTAAAAATGCCTTGAGTGGTATCTGG